GTGGTTCGGTTTCATAAAGGGTACTTCTTATCAGACCTTGCACGGATATGTTATACTACCAGAGATACGGCAAACTGTACTAGCCATAGTTGGCTTCTACTTCGGATCATCATCAGTAAAATAATATGACTAAATGCAAAAAATGTAAAAAACCTAAAACGGTTTGTTCTTTCTGTTACCCCCTACAATGGATCACAAAACTGCTAAACAAAAACTCTCTGAACTCCGCGATTCTCTTGATGAAGTCCTGGGGAGCAAAAGCGAAGGCCCTTCTAGGGAAGACGCTGAAAAAGCTCTCAAGCTGGCCAGAGAAGGCTCTAAGCAAGCTAAAAAGTCTCTTCTAGGCAGGATCAAGGATCTACCTGTAATTGACAAGATAAGTCAATTAGGGGCTGCTGGTACTGTCGCTGTAAGCACTGCTGCAGTAACGCAGACAAACATAGCTGTTGATCAGACCGAGGTCTTTGTAGCCAGTGTAGCTAATGATGTTGTAGAGGAACGCTTGGGCTTCCCTGCATTCGTTGAGAACTTTGTAAACTTCGATGCTGTAAACGTATGGGGGCAGCAGGTAATGCAAGCCAAGGTAGCTGAGGTAAAGGCAGAAGTAGCCAAGGCAGAAGCCAAGGTAGCACCTACTGAACCTAAATCAGAAAGCCCCAAGGAATCCAGCAACCAAGAAAATAAGTCCCAGAACAAAGCTGCTAATAGCACCCAAGAAAATAAGTCCAATGAAAAAGGGGCCGAGAAATCTGAAGAGACTAAACAAGGTAAAGAAAAGGCTCAGGGGGAAGAGGCAAAGGAAAGTACTCAAGAAGATGATAATTCAAGTGATGAATCCAAAGAGGAAGCACAAGAGGAAAGTACAGGAGATGAATCACAACAAGAAACTAAACAAGAAACAAGGCAGGAGCCAAGACAATCTCAACAAACAAAGCCTAGTAGTGTAGCACAGTCAACGCCAAATGCAGAAGTTTTACCAATTGATCCAGACATAGTAACAGCGTCACCAGAGGGACCAGGAGAAGTATGATAGAATACATATTAGAAAACTACAAAGATAATCTCCTTGGTATGCTATTTGCCTACATTGGCATAGCTTCCATTGTGATTATGTTTCTTCCTAAAAATAATATTATATCTAAAATGTTTAAGGAGTTCGCCTCTATATGTACCTCTATATTCAAAAAGTAAAATATCTGCTAATTGCACTTTTTTCTGTATCTCTGCTTTGGGGATCTATACAACTAAACAGTGTAGTATATGACCTTATAGTAAGCATTGATGAGACTAATTCTGTACAGGACTTTAACCCAGAAGGTGGAATTACTTACTACGAGCCACTGGTTTTTACTACAACTACTGGCGGCGACTTTCAATTCAATAATTACTCCAGCAAGTTAACTGGAGGCACATTGGATACATCGTTATTAATATACGACAACTTACAAGCTAATTTAATTATTGATGAGCCCTGGGCATTTAATGATGGAGCAGGCATAGGATTTGGCGGTGGACAAGAAAACACTTTTCAGAACTTTGATAGAGATAGCCAAGCATTCCAAGGAACAATAACTCTAGCTAGTGACACTACCTACGCTGCTGTATTTACGTCTTTTAACCCAAATACTGTAGGTTCTATGCAAATAAGTGTAAATGCCCCTGGACAAATCGTTACTACAGGTTTTAATGCAGCTATACCAGAGATGAAAGATACAGGATTATGGATAGCGTTGATCATCGGAGGATTTGTAGCATTCTGCTATTTTAAAATAAGAAGTACATTATAACACTATAACAAAGGATATATTATGCCAAAGGGAAAAGGAACATACGGAAGCACGGTAGGTCGTCCACCAAAAAAAGGTGCTAAACCAAAAGGTCGGAGAAGAGGAAAATAAGAAGCCGTAATGCATCAAAGAATACTAACAGTCGCAAGAAAACTTGAGAAAGCTTCTAAGGCTCACGCAGGTCAAGCTAAAGTTCTTAAATCACTTGTAAAAAATGCCAAAAAAAGCAAAAAGCGGAGGTAAGATATGCCCAGAGGGTAAGGCTTGGGCTAGACGTACGTTTGATACTTATCCGTCCGCCTATGCTAACATGGCTGCATCTAAGTACTGCAAGAACCCTAACTACGCCAAGAAGTCCAAGGGCGGTAAACGCAAAGGCAGATAATGGGACAACTGGCACAATGGCGAAAACAGAACTGGGTACGCATAGGAACTGATGGAAGTATCAAGGGACCTTGCGGAACGTCTAAAGATAAGAAGAACCCTGACCGCTGCTTGCCTAAAAGAAAGGCTCTTAGCCTATCGAAAGCAGAAAGAGCAACAACTGCTAGGAAGAAGAAGCGAGCTGGATCAAAAGGAAAGACCGTCGTTGCCAATACACCCAGAGCAAAGGTAAGAAGCTAATGCGAAAAGAGCACAAAAGCAAAGCAGGAGGACTTACAGCTGCAGGCAGAGCTTACTTCAAGCGAAAGACTGGAGCTAACCTAAAGGCACCAGTTACTGAAAAAAACCCAAAAGGCAAAAAGCTAGCTCGCAAAAAATCTTTTTGTGCTAGAATGGCTGGTGTAAAAGGACCAATGAAAGATTCTAAAGGAAGACCAACTCGAAAAGCTTTAGCTTTACGCAGGTGGAAATGTTAACAATCAATTACAAATAATTATGGCATACGGAATGATGGCAAAGATGGCGCTAAAAGGCGGCAAAATGATTAAAGGGATGATGACTAAGCCAAAGGGTAAAATTTACCCTCGCGGAGTAGAATCACCACCTTTACCAAAGGTGGGCAAGCCAGCTGTAAGAACAGCTAGGGGCGTACGACCAGAGAACCCACTATCCAGAATGGATGACTCCGCAAGGAGAGAATTTTCTAGAAGGAACCTAAAATAATGTACGGAAGAGTTCTTTTAGGAATTGCTAAAAAAGTAGCAAAGTTCAGACCCAGGAAGAAAATAATTATTCCTAAGGATCGTGCGGCTTCTCGTAAGAGCATAGATCAAGTTCTAAAAGAGGCTCCCAGGTATTCAAGCGGCAGAGTAATACCTCAGACTCCTGCACCTGATAAGTTGAAGGGCGGCTTACTGCCGCTAAGAAACAAAAGGGGCAAGCCTGTTAAGTCTATTAAAAAACTTGCTACTATAACAAATAAAATTAAGTTGCCCAAGAAGCGCAAATGACAATACCTCGGCTTATAATAAAAGCTGCGCAGAAAGGCTCTAAAGCTTATAAAAAGCCGAAGTTGATTCCTAAAAAAGCGCCTAAAAAAGATTCCAGGCAACTGGAGCTCTTTGAAGGTGCTACGCCTATACCGCCTGGACAAAAGAAACTAGAGAAGAAAAGCACTGAAGCGCTGCTTCAAGATTTCCTTGATATAATAGGCGGTAAGAAGAAGGGACTTAACGAAAAACTTTACAAACAAACAATCGATAGAATATTTAAAGAAAGATAATTATGGCAGCATATGGATTACTAGCAAGAGCTATTGGAACAAGAGTATTACTTCCAGCATTAAGAAAAGGAAGAGACGCAGAAAAATTTGTTTCTAGACAAGTTGGTCGTGTTTTTTCTAGAGCAAGGCAAACAAAAAAAGGAGCTTTTGTTCGCCCAGGAAAAAAAGGATTTATACCAAAAAAGTCCATAGAAAAAAGAGGCAGAACAGTAATTGGCGTTGGTACAACTGCTCCGCTGGCTAAGGATGCTTATTCCGCCATTAAGTCAAGGTCAAGAAAATCTAAGCCAAGCTCGGTATCTTCACCTACACCTAGAACAGTTCTAAGCAATCCTTTAGCTTCTAACCAGAAGACTTACTACAAGGCAAAGAATAAATAATTTTATTGAATGTCTATTTCGCATAGAACTCATAGGCTAAGGCTTCTTGGGCCACCTGCAGTTGAAAAATTGCAGAATAGCAGATTTAGGCTTACTTTTGACCTGCAGAGTAGCAATCCCAGGGAGGACTGGTACAATGCAAACAAGGCAAACATATTTGCCGACTTTGGTTCTTTGCAAAGTGCAGAGTTTTCTACTGATGGAGCTCCAGCCAGAACTGGAGAAGCATACAGCGATATGCGTTTGGTTGAAGCTAGTTCTCAAAGATCTAACGATGACTACATAATTAGATTTGTTTACGAAACGCTTACATCTTCTTTTGTTCAAACAAAAGATGATACAGTTGATCATGAGCTAAATGGTTTGCGCAGAGTAACCAGAACAAGCATTGCTGCAGCTGGAACAGATTTTCAAAAAACCGTAGGCACTACATCTATAAGCCATCAGATTGATACTGAAAGCGCTGTTACTTGTTTTTTAGCTTCTTACGAAATAAACGACACTGATTCTTTTAGAGAAGTAGAAGAAGTATATATACAAGCTGGTGAGTTAGCTAGAGATGTAAACCAGGTCTCTGCAGGTGTTCTTCAAACAACCTTTCAGACATTAGTTACTGATCCATCTACAGTTTCTGGACAATACGTTTTATCCAGAGAGATAGATAATTTTGGTGGATTACAAAGAATAACAACAAGCGTAATAAGTAAATCAGATGGAACTACTTTAACTGATGCAGATGGATCAGAAAAATTAGTAACAGAAAAAGAGGAAGTAGTTGATTTTACCTTTCCTGGAGTAGTTGACATAAAAAAAGAAGGAAATCATTTTTTTCCAACTGTTCGATCTCCAGTTCAATGCAAAATTAAAGCTGATGTCTATACTTACTATCAGACATCTAATGACATAGTTTCTGGAGATTTTACAAAAGAAAGCTCTCTTGGTCTTTGGAATCCAAGTGAATGGTGTCAAAAAATTACGACTATTGGTTCTCATGTTAATAGCTCTGGAAATGTTGTTTCTGCTTATTATAATTCTCAAGGACTTCGAGGTTGCAGAACAAGAACTACTTTGCAATTATCAGGACATGACATAACTTTAGAGGATTATCAGTCTCAGTTGTTTGGAGTAGCTACTACTGGAGGCACTACATTTACTTCAGGCGGATCTATTATTGATCCACTTGGGGTAGAAGAGACAGTAGAAACTTTAAACGGAAAGTCTGTATACTCGGCTGAGTTTGATTACGTTTATGATGTTGTATATAGACTTTTGAATGTTGGAAACGGTGTCCTACAAAGGCACACACCAAATATTGTAAATGGAAAAACTACAGTAAACTTAAGGTATAATAGTAGCGGAGAGTGGGAAATAGTTCAGATAAAGACACTATCGGATCCAAATCCAACCGATCCTGGTGGTTGGCCAGCATCATCGAAAAGCGTTTATTACAGATCAAGAACTGAAACTTATCACAGTGGAGGATACACCAATGTAACTAGCTCAACAACTACCATATTAGGAAAGTCTACTAGTACTGGAGCAGCTACTCCTGATGGCTTAACTTATGAAACTCCAGCAGGAGCAAGCACTACACTTGCTGTTGGCAGTCCTAGCAATGAGATCACGGCTGGCGCAGCCAGTAGTATTGCAGCAAATGTTGAAGGAGTATCAATTGCTAAAGGTGGTTTTTGGATAGAGGGAAGGCAAGTTGTAGCTCGCTCTACTGGAAAAATTGCTATAAAAGGAGGACCTCCTAATCCTCTTGGTAAAAAATATACTCTTGATGTAAGTTTAAAAAGAGCATTTACTGACAAAAACGGTTTAGATGTTTTTGAGAAAAAGATTACAATAGCTACTTGTACTCCCATATGATGTATAACGATACAGAAGTAAGAGATAGGGGCAAAGATCGCTCTACTGAAGAACAAGCATCTTTAGATCGTCAAAGATCGACCAGGGAAAGGCGCAGGCAAGAAAGCTTGATAAAGTTTCAAATGCAGCAAGATCTTGCTGAAGTTGATAACATAAGGGCAAGAAGAATAATAAAACAAAGAGCAAAAGAAGCCCTAGAAAAATCAAATGCAGACTTTGAAGATACCTATGTTCCCTCTTCAAACAAACAGGACTACGAATCAGACACAGGCCAACGAGGTATAGATACGTTTAATGCAACTGATGCCACTCCGCCAGATGATTCAGATCTTGAACTTGAACTTCATACCATTCTTATCTGCAGTTCAGATACTTTAAAACAAGCAGATGTAAGGATGACTGAACCTGTTACGGTGTAGTAATTAAAATTTTTTATAATGGCTAGGTGGATAATTAACAATCAAGATGATACAACTTTTGGAGTACCTTATATAGATGGTTTGCCAAGAACAGGTACATTGACTGGGCCGCAAGACAACCCATCAAGTTTTCCACAAAGTAGTCTCATTGGACTGGTTGATACCCCAGGTAATGGGCAAAAATATATGTTTTATTGTGCTCGGATGCTTAGATGGAACGATATTGATTTAACAAATATTGCAGGACTCGGCAATCGCAGCACTTGTCATAAAGTATATAGATTTGGAGATCTTAGGGACTACAAGGTGCAAGGAGGTTCCACTTTCAAAAGTGATAGAACCATTTTAGAAAGTAGAGATCCAGGAAATACAACTAGCGCCTTTGCAAGATATAGATTTCCAATAACGGTAGTTAAGAACTACCAACAAGGTAGCAGAGGCATAAATTTCAGTGGAAGTTCGCAGCCACTTAATAATCTTACTTGCGCTTGGATCCCAGGTGCAGAAGATTCTAGTTTTCATTGGAATCCAGACTCAACCCAACTATCCGCTATAAATAGCGGAATAACATCAGAAGTCGTATCAAGAGGAACTACTCTAGCTGCACTTAAAGAGGTTACATTGTCCCCTGCGACTACAGCAAAGCAGGTTTGGAATTTGTGCGTAATAGCTTGGTGCTGGGCAGGTTATCAGCAGGCTGGTGGCGGTCAAATTTATAAAGGAACTAAAACAATACCTCCAGAAGAGATGAAGTACCCTTATACTACTGAAAAAAGGAACGTAAACGAAGTAGACATTTATTATTTTGCATTTATTTTTTAATTTAAACTTAGTCACTGAAATAGGGCTGTATTGGGTTAATTCAAGGAAACTCCACATGTGGACAATCTTGAGCCAAGCCATAGCAGGAATGCCTTGGAAGGTGCAACGACTAGGCGACGAGTCCAGAACGGACAGTAATTTGCCCACGAACACCCAACATTATAAAAATGAAGAGATAGTCTGAACTGCATAGTAATATGCAGAAGTATCGGATAAAGAGCCGTTACGATAACAAAATTGAACTCGCACGACTGCTCATAAATCTGCGAATCAGTGACTAAGTTTGATATTTTTAAATACTAATACCTTATGATATAATACCAGCATGGAAGAAGAAGAAGAAGAAAACGAAAAGCCAAATTTTTTACAAAGATTTTTAAGCACTTTTAAAGGCAGTGGTCAAACGTATGGAAACAATTTTAACCCTCTTGCTCCTGGATCTCTTCCTGCAAACATGAAAAAAGAAGATAGTCCAGGCGCTAACCCTGTAGGAAGCACTCCTGTCCTTAATCTTCCTACAAGTACAGAATCTTTATCGGCTAACAACCCTACTGCTCCTACTGCTTCTACTACTCCAAATTTAAATGCAATAAAAACACCTGACGCAACTGGACAAGCAACTTTTTCTTTGCCAGGAGGAGATATGGGTTTTGTCCCAGCAGAGGGAAGCATTAGAGATGAATCAGGCAACTTTAGACTTGCAACTGAAGATCAACAAGCAGCTGTATTAAGAGCTATACAGACGGCTCCTGCTGGACCTACTATTTCTTCTATAAGGACAGAAGATGCTCCTGCTGCATTTATGGACCCCAACAACCCAGGTAGCTTACTTTATGGAAACCAAGAGACTGCTGACAGGTTCAATGAACAGGCCAGACAGCAAATGCAGCAAAGTATAGAAGCTTCTCAGAGGGCCAGTAAAGAAGTGACAGAAAGAATGCTTCAAAGAGCTCAAGGAGAAGTTTCCGCAAGAGAAGCAGAAAGTAGAGCCAGAGAACAAAGGGCTGCAAAAAGAAGCGAAATGTTCTTGCCACCAGAAGAGAGAAGCGACGCAGGCAAAAAGCGCTTTACTGATGCTCAACTAAGAAAAATGTATCCAGATGAAGCAGATAGAGCAATGGCCAAAGCAGGGAGAGACCCAAAAACTGGCGATACCTTTGAAGAACAAGATAAAGCTAGAGAGCAAGAAACAAAAATTGCCCAGCAGCAAATAGATGCAAACGATGCTCAACTTGAGCAGTTCAGAAAAGACAACAGACCAGAGTACGACATAGCCCTAGAAACTGCAAATAACATATACAATAGCTTGCTAACAGATTTTCCTCAAGCGATAAGTCCTCAAGAAAAAGACAGGCAGGTTAAGGATTTATTGTTTGATATACTTGGGCAAAATCTTGGCATAGATACTATTGACACTACAGACGATCTTGAACAAGCAGCAATTGATGCATTAGCTCTTGATGCACAAGGTAAGAGGCAAAAAACATTTGTATATCAAGGAAAAACCTACGACTCAAAGACAAAACAGGAAATAACAAAGTCTTAATTAATTATGGATGAAGACGAAGTCTTAGAAGAGGAAGAGCGCCTACCTTTGACTGGAGGTCAGGT